CTAGTGTTTACGCGGCGATTTGCGTTTTTTGCTTTTCTTGCTGGGCCACGTTTGGGCCACAAGTGACTCCAGCTTCCGCATCGCTACACGGCCTTGCTTTCGAGATTCTAGCACGATGTAATGGCGTCTCGTGACGGCGCTGTCCGCATGTCTGAGAATCTTCGAAGCGACTTCGGGGTCAACTCCCAGGTCGAACAGAGTGGTCGCGAGTCCGCGTCGCCAGCCCTGCCAGCCGTGCCAGCGGTCTCCGATCTTCGGAATGATGGACCGACGCGCAAGATTGTCGAGATTCAAAGCGAAGTGTTTTTTCTCACCTGCGAAAATCCAGCCGTCCGTTCCGTTGCGCCGCTTGTGCGCGTCGAGCATTTTACGCAGCGGCCTGATGACCGGAACAGCGGCTTTGCTCTCTGGCGTTTTCGTCACGCCTTCGAACGTCCGCCACACAGAGCGGCGAACAATCAGTTCCGCGCCATCGTAGTCTTCCCAACGCAGACCGCGAATCTCGCTCAGCCGAAGGCCAGTGAACGCCGCGACCGCGATTACAGTACGCGACGGCTCGTCTAGTTTCCCTAGGAAGAACTCAAGGTCAGCAAGCGAATACGCAACGGCTTCGAACTCGGAACGACGGCCTTCTGCTTGCGCTCCCTGTGCTGGATTGTTCAGGATAAATCCGAGCCGTTTTCCATGAGAAAAAACGGCTGAGCACGCGCTCTTTATTCGAAGAAGGGAACCGTGTGAAAGGTCTGGCGCGTCGAGCAGTCGCTGAACGTGAACAGTCTGCACGTCCCGCATGCGGAGCTGGCCGATCACTGGTGCGATGTCCCGCTTGATAGTGTCACGGTAGAAACGTAGCGTTGATGCTTTCTTCTTCGTCTTGACGAAGGGAAGGAAAAACCGCTCCACAAAATCTGAGACGGCGAGAGAGCCTTCGGCTGCGCCGCCCTGTGTTTCCTGAGCGACGATAGTATCGGCAAGCGACCACACATCACGAGCCGAGCGGTACTCGTCGTTGACAGGAGCGAGACGCTTCGTCACCATGCGGCGCTGCGGCTTTCCGTCTGGGCCAACTTCTGTGACCCTGTAGCGAACGTGCCACGCACCTGACTTCTGCCTAATCGAGCCGCGCTGCATGTTCGAAGTCTAGCAGGGCATTCGACGGAGGGCCAGAAGCCGCGCCCAGAGCGGCTTTTCCCTTGCTAATCCGTCCCGACTTTAGTAATATTGCAGAGTGACAGCCGCCGTCAGAGCGACTGCACAGAGCACGACCGCACTCAACACTCGCCAAATCAATCAACAGGAAAAGAGACCTGTTGATTAAAACCGCCGCAACTTTCGAACCGTCCGACATTCTCACGCCTGAAGAATGTGCCGCCCTCTTGCGCGTGAATCCTTCCTTCATCTACGAAAAATGCAGAAGGCGCTCTCGCGACCCTCTGCCTTGTCACCGCATCGGACGATACTTGCGGTTCCGCCGTTCCGAAGTCATGGCTTGGTTCGACCGCACCGTCGCGCCTGTGAAGAAAGTGCGCCGATAGGCACTCGTCATTTCGGCGGCCAGCGGTCGTCGATAACGCTCAGAATCTTTTCCGCCCACATCACTGCGTCGGTGATTGCAATGATGGTCGCGGGGATTCTCGCCCCGGCTTCGTATTGCGAAAGTTTGCGGGCCGCTAGGATAGTTGCAGCAATCAAGAGGAAGCCTTTTCGGTTCTCGTCCACGGCAGGCAGTTTATCATGTTTCGCCTTGTGTTCGCCTTCGCGTCCGAACCAGAATAAAGGGCGACGGGTGTTGTTGCTTCGTTGGTAGACTTGTTCCCCGAAAGAGTTCTTACCATCACAAACCTATGAAGAAGATTTGCACCGTGCTTGCGGTTTTCATCGCCCTGTCCGCTCCTGCGTTCTCTGCCGACAATCTGTATGACTCAGGAAACGCGTTTGCTCGTCTCTGCTCGTCCCTGGATAGGGCTAACGACTCCAATCTGACGATTCTTGAGAAGGCTCGCAATATGAATTGTATGGCGTATGTTGACGGCGTGTTAGACGGCGTCGCTTACGAGTACAAAATAGCCCAAGACAATCTGGCTACTCCCTTCTGCATTCCCGATGGAGTTACGAGTTTACAGGTAGGACTAATCACGCTTAAGTACATTAAGAACAATCCAGAACTGGCTAACCGTACTGCGGTCTTTCTCGTAGTTCATGCTATAAGGGAAGCGTTTCCTTGTTCCGAGAAGCACTAGCTGGCTTTTGCCTTCAGGCTTTCGAAGAACGCTGTCGCCGTCTCGCGCTTGTCGTGAAGTCCCTGAACATGGGCATGGCGACCATCTAGCCACGCCTTCAAGTCTGCTTCTGTGTTGTCGCCGCTCACTTCAATCGTGTGAACGGAGTCTGTGCTCGCGTCGGAGCAGCAGCGCAGCGTCACGGCAATCTGCGAGTCCGCAAGATGCTGAACGTTTACGACTTCGGTTGTGTGTGGCATAAAATCTCCTTTTTTTTACGAAGTGCCCTGTGGCATGTTGTGGACGATGTGTCCGTTAGCGAGTGTGTACGAATGCTCTGTGTCTAAAGCGCTGCCATCGTCATCGGCTTCAGCGTCGATGCAAAGGTTCGCGATGAATCCTGTGTAATCGGCGCTCGCAGCAAAGATGCCGAGTTCGCTCGCAGGCGTCCAGCGCTCGCTCTTGAACAAGTGCCCGAGCGTGACCAGTTCGCTGTTACCCATGTCGAGCATAGGGCGGTCGGTCTGCTGTGAGCATCGAACCAGAACGATTGAGCGCCACGTTCCGCGAGCGGTCAGCGCCAAGTCGCCTTCTCGAATGTCCCAGAAGCTCACATCGCCGCGCTGCGTTTTGATTTTCGTGTTCGGACTGAAGCACGAACCGCCACCGCCGACACCGCCACCGCCAGAGGCGGTAGTGATAGAACCGAACGAGACTCGTCCGTCGCTTTGAAACAGGACCAACTGATTGGTGGTTGCAAGGTAAGTGACCGCGCCGCCTGCAAACGTTGGGTCATCGGCGTAAATGTATCTCAAGCCATAGACAGCAGGCGTCACCGAACCAGAGCTATAGTTAACAGCGTTGCTTCCCCAGTTGATTGTGCTCGCGGCAATCAAAATGGTCTTCGTAGAGCCGCTTTGTGACAACGGATTGCCCGAGCTGAACGTCTGAATCGCATAGAGCGGCTTGGCGTTTAGCTGCGATGCGACCTGATTGTTCGCATCGAGCGCGTTATATGCACGGCCTGCACCAGTCACTTGATTGACGGTTGTGCGATTGTAGGTAGCGCCATCGGGCAGTTGGTCAACCGTCTTAGCGACGAAGCCAGTCGGGGCTATCTGCATGCCGGATGCTACTTCGTAGCCGAAGTATGTTGCGCCTGTCGGCGATAGTGAAGAGTCTACGGCTTTCCATTGCCAAGCGCCGTCCACGAATACACTCAACTGTCCACCGCTGACCTGCACTTTAACGTGATGCCAACCAGACAGAGCAGTACCGTTGACTGCACCAACTGCCGAACCGATGAATCCGGTTGAAGCACCGTTAACGATTTTGAATATCTGCCCTGAGTTGTTTCCACTGCGCCCGTCAAAGCGGACCACGTAGGCAGTTGGCCCTGAGCCGCCCGCCGATGCGTACAGCATCAGGTCAACAATTCCACCAGTCGAAAATACATCGAACTCGATTGTTCCCGGAAGCGCTACCGTCAACCCTGTGGTCCACGCGCCTATGGTCGTGGGAAAAGTGAGGGATGATGACACGGTAGTCGCTGCGCTTACCGGACATCCACCCTGACCCGCCGAAGCACCAACCAGCAGGCCGCTCGACGCGTCAATCGTGCCGGGATTGAGACCGGGAACAACGAACGTGACAGCAGGCAGCGTGCTGATGTCCTGCGCCATGTTGCCGAACGTGTTCACAGCTTGGAACTTGAAGTAGAGCGTCTGCCCAGCCCACGTCGGGTCGTAGGTGTATTTGAAGACCGAAGAGTCGAGACGCATGAACAGTGAGTTCGCAGCATGAGATGCGACAGTCGAACCCATCTGACCGCGCCGAATATAACCGTTCATCGTGTACTGGTTCTGACCGCTGATTGCACAAGCTGAATATGCGACAATCTCGCCATCGACGAAGCAAAGCGTCGTGCCGTTATCCGCGTCGCTAGTAGAGCCTGCTTCCATCTGTCCGCTGTTCTCGACCATGTTTACTACGAGCGAGTTCGTCGTGTCAGGGTCAGAGCCTGAAGCGAAGGTAGACGCCAGCACGCCCATGCGTGCCTGCTGGTCGATGCTTCCAACCTGAAGGTACGCGCTTCCGTCTCGCGATACCCAGACGTTCGTGCTGCCGTAGTTGTCGGAAGTCCCGCAAGCACCCATCCAGATTTGGTTGCCTGCGTAGCCCGTCAGGCGGTTCGTCGCTTCGAACATCACGACTTCAGAGCTGCCGGGGTTTGCGTAGGCGTTCACTATCGTGTCGCCAGCCGAAATGCTTTTGTTGTAGATGACAGGAAGACCTACAGAGAAGAGCGAGTCTTCGCAAGTAATCTCCAGACCTGCAATCGGGTCGTCAACAATCGTCTTGATGCGAACAGGCAGATTAGTTATGCCAAGATTCACGTTGTTCAAGCCCGCTGCCCACGCGCTCGTGGTGCTGATTTCAATTATGTCCATCGGTTCGAGATACGAATAGCAGAACGGCAGACTGAAGACGTACTGATTGCGAATGTTGACGGACCGCTTCACTCGCATGTTCGCAGCGAAGACAGCCGCAGGTAATGTCGTGATGAAGTTCCAGCTCTGCGGGTCTTCGAGCCTCAAACCCCATCGGTTGATGCAGGCTTGGTCGAACTCCTGCGTCAGCTCATCGGAGTATTGATATGCTCTGTTGTTCCACGTGACCTGCACTTCGTTCCAACCGTCCTGCCACGCTTCGCGAGAAATCTTTACAGGGTCTACGCCTTCGGCGTGTACGAAGCACGAATCGTCGAGCGCAACAACAGCCGACGACGGAGCTACCCACGTGCAACCATTGCCAGCAGCGCTCTGCGTTCCGTAGGGAACTAGCTTGAGCAGACCTTCGGAAACGAAAGCAGCGCACATTCCAGCTTCGAGCCACTTGCTGATGTGACTGGCCGCGCTATCCTGCGCGTCGAGAACAGGCGAGATGAAAAAGCTGTTGGCCGCGAACCAGTTGTAAGCCGTGCTGTTTGTCGTTCGCGTTCCCGGCGTGCCAGCAGCGCTACCCCAAGTTCCTGTTGAGCCGTTGTCGAGTGCAGATACGGGAAAGGGAACCGCGCCAGCACCCAAGCCCCACACAGTATTTGTGAGCACCTGCGTAATGCACCGAATCGGGTTGCAATCGACGATGCCGCCGCCGACCGCATCTGGCGTTATCACTTCGACGGTGATGTCGGGTATTTCACCAGCAGAGCCGAGTGACATCGGTCCATAGGCGAGATACGCGGTGTTGCTGTAGCCGAGCGCTGCTCCTGGGAACGCCGATTCTCTTGGCGACTGACCACCGTCCTGCGTCCCGATCGCCGAAGTTCCACCTGACAGAATGAAAGGCCAGATGGCTTGACTGATGCCACCGCCGAACAACTCAAACTTGAGAAGGTTCGGTGTGTTGTTGGTTGCGGCGCTCAGGTTCTCGTACTTGTACGAAATTAAAACTTCCTTGCCAATGTCAGCCGTCGCGAAGGTGTACTGCGCTCCACCCGAGCTACCGCTTCCCGGCGTAGCGTATTTGTATTGACCTGTTGACGGCGTTCCGCTCGTAATCTTCGTGAGCGGCTGCATGTCGTTCGGTCCCGGCGTTCCGCTGGTGCTGTACCAGATGACGCCCATGTCTACAGTCGGATTGTAGGTCCCGCCGACCGTGATGCCGAGACCGGACGGGATAACGTCGGTCTCTTGATTCATCAGTTCCTGAGTGCTGAGCTGGTAGTTGATGACAGCCGATTTGCCCACGTCGGCAGATGAGAAGTGATAAGTGTTGCCTGTCTCCGCTGCTGTAGCCGCATGAGTCTGCGCGACGCCATTAGCATTGGCTAAAGTCACACTCGATGCAGAAGACGCTACACAGACGAATGTTCCGTTGTTCAGCGGGTTGGAAAAGCCTGCGATGACGAAAGCAAAACCGATGTAGGCATTTGACGCGCCGCTCGAATATGGTGAAGCGCCGCCCGTGAACGTGCCAGTGTAAACCGTGTTGCCGCCTGATGCGTTCGCTACAGCCGTCAGCGTGAACGTCCCTATAGAGGCGGGATTGATAGAGTATTCGCCTGTCGTCAGAGCAGTTCCGTATGGTACGAGTTTCATCGGAGCAGCATCCGTGCCGCTTAGCACCGTAGCAGCAGGTGCGCCAAAGTCGTTATAGGTCGCACTGTACGTCGTCGCCAGCGAGACACCGTTATCCGCGAGCAACTGAACAGGGTACGACGGCGCATATACAGCCGCGATGGTGACAGAGTCATTCTTGGAAGTCGTGCTGAGCTGCGTCTGCCCATCCCAAACGCTTCCGATTGCGGCTACTGGCCCGTTGCACAGTGCGGCGATGACGTTGCTCGCGTAGATATAGCCAGCAGTTGATTTTCCGCCGCCTTTGCCGCCCATGTCAGACTTCCACGACACGAGACCGTCCAACCAGAGCAGACTCTGATGCAGCCTGCCTTGTCCCATAGCAGCAGGAACAGGTTTGCCCTGCGATGAGCTGGTGACGCGAATGTTATTGACTCGCGACGTTGCTGGTGTCTGTCCTGCGATTGCCATTACCGTCCGTCCTTCAACGTGAAATATCGACGTGCTGCACCGATGAGCAACGGGTGCTTGAAAGCGTCAGCGGCTTTTACTCCACCGTGTGCGACCGCATGCAGAACCAGCGGCCACTTCACGACAATCGCTGAGTGCGCGAAGGCGTGACCGTTCGCCATCTTGAACATGACGACATCACCTGCGCCGACTTCGTGCTCTCGAATCTCGCGCATGAAGAGCGCCAGACCGTCGATGTATTCCGTGTCAGCCTGATGCTGCCCTATTTGCAGTGAGTAGTCTTTCGGTATTGACGCGTCGGCTTCCTGCGCCGTGAGATGCCCTGTGTTTTGAAACACACCAGCGACAAACCCGATGCAGTCAGCTCCGCAGTGCTTCATCCGACTCCATCCGCGATACGGAGTGTTCAACCACTCCCACGCTTCCTTCACGATTTCGTCGCGCTGCTTTACGTAGAGCATGGTTCTCCTTACAACGCTGAAGTCGGCGGCGGGATGAACGGGAAGCCACCGAACTGGAGCGAGTTATCGACCGAAGCACCTGCTGCCGTCTTTCTGGTTTTGCAGGAGGGCAGTGTTTTGTCACAACCAGCGATGACGCTGAACGTGTCGCCTGCGCTCACAGGCAGCAAGAACGGGTTCATCAGTTCGAGATTTCCTGATGCGTCATGTAGCTTGACCGACTGACTCAATCCCGAGTTGGCGCCAGCGGTGCATTTGACGACGCCCTGTGTTGCCCATCCAGCGGCCTGCGTGAATGCGGTGACAGGTGTCAGCAGTATCTGCGTGCTTCCGCTTTTTGCCGTGAACGCCTGTGTGTACGTCGCCGCGCTGAGAGTGCAGTTCGAGTCGCAGAACCCCCACATGCAATTGGCCTGAAACAGCCGTGCTGGAACTTTCGTGTTCAAAAGATAAAGCGGGTCGGCACATTCGAACTCGACCCTCAGTCGGTTGATATCTGTGATTTTGGTGATAGTGCCTGTGAACTTCGTCTCAATACCGCCAGCAGGAATCGTGCCGTAGGAACCGAGCGCCATGTACGCCGTGTAAACCGTCACCGTTGCCGCGTCGAACAGACCGTTGAATGCTGCGTTGAGCATGCCGATGGTCATGTTCGGATATACCGTCGTTGGCTGCGGCACACAGCTCAGAGCCATAGAGTTTGACTTGCAACTGAAGCCAGCTTCAGACGTAATGCTGCCGCGACTCCATCGACCATACTTCCCAGACTCGAACGTTGTAGTTGCGCCAGACCAGCCGACGGTGCCTGAAGGAATGGTGATTTTGAATTGACCTTCCGTCGCGTAGATCGTCGTTCCGGTCGGCAGCATAATCGCAAACAGGTCTGCCTTTAAGCAGTTCTTGTTGGCTTGCAGCCAACCGACCAGCGTCGAACTCATCAGTCTTTTCATAAGGTGCCGTCTCTGTATCCGTGAGCTGTTACGGCTTACACGAACTCAGAGCTGAACTTCACCGACGAAATATCCCACTGGTCGGTCCCGCTGTTGATGGTGAACACACGAGTTGCATCGAGGGTGTCTTCAGAGAATCTGCACAGGAAATAAAAGCTGCCTTGCCATGTCAGCGTAGGCGTGACAAGAGGCGAGATAGAGCCGGGCGCGACAGCGAATGTGACTACGCCAGTACTGCTGATGGTGTAATCCGTGCCCGCAGTTTTCGTTACTCCGTTCACCTTGATTACTGGCGAGCCGTTTGTGTTCTGCACGATGTCCCAAGCGACGCCGCCGATTGAGCGAGCGAGTTGAAACTGAGTGCTCACGCCGTTACCAGTTGTTCCCATAGGTGTCGCAGACGCGGGCGTTACGTCCAACATCCCGCTGTTCGCGTATACGACTGCATTGTCCTGAGCGTCAGTGAAGAGAAAAAGCTGAGCGGTTCCGTTGCACGCCATGAAGGTGCCCATGAACTGAGCGACAACCGATGCTGCTGCGGCTTCATTACCTGTGATTCGGTCCACATCGAACTCGAAATCCCACGTTGCGTAGGGCGTCAGGCTGACTGCGCTGTTGCCGCGCTGCGCCGCCACCTTCTGGGCAGCAGTGTTGAACACTGGCGATTTCTTCAAACCTTTTGCCATGCTCAATGGGAGGGTCGGCATTACTGGATAAGACATAGCTCTTTACCTGTTCGCTTTCCGCATCTGAGTCTTGACGTGCTTCGCCACAACGTTCGCGTGCTTTGTGAGCAGCCCTTCGAAACCGGAAGCATCCACCGCATGCACCGTGGTGTGAACATGAACATCGCCACCCTTGTTGTTCGTAGTGTTGTTGTTGCGAACGCTGTCGGTTAATTGCTTGCTGACGACCGTCTCACCGGGGCTTAGCATTGCTGGCACGGTATCGCCTGAACCCGAACCGGGAACGAGACCGCCGTTAGCGAATGCCATGACGCCTGCAAATGTTGCCGCCGCCGCAATCGGCCCGAACGGGAAGGGCGCCATGTGAAATGCCTTTGTAGCAGCGCCTTCGGCGTGCATGAGCTTTTCGCGCCCTGTGATCGTCTCCATCTGAAGAAGGTTGGTAAGTGCGGTCTCCAACATCTGCTTGCCGACCTGCTCGAATGCGGCGACCATGCTCTTTCCTTCGACGATGCTCCTAGCTGCGGTCTTGGCAATCGCGTCTGCGGTTCTGTTTTCCGCCTGCTGAATAAGCCGCAATTTCTGCTCTTCCGCCGTCTCGGTTATCTTCACTATCTGGTTTTCGTTCTGCTGAACGATTTGCTTCTTTTTGTTTTCGAGTTCCTGAATCTTCGCTAGTTCCTTGTCGCCGTATTTCTGAAGGTCCGCAATCTCCTTGTCGAGTGCTCTGGTCTCAATCTGTGTGCGGTCGTTGGCGGCCTTAATTTCAGCATCCATTACCTGCTTCGCGTTCGACTGGTGCATTACGAGAGCGTGCTTTGCTTCTTGCTCCTGTGCCGACTGTTTCAACTTCGCCATTGCAATTGATTGCTTGAGTTCTTCGGCTTCGCTCTTTTCTTGGCTTCTGAGAATTTCTTCTGAGACAGCGCGGGTCGCCGCGATCTGCTCTTCGTCAATTTGCGCGTCGAGATGCGCCGTCTTCTTAGCAGCTTCTTCAGCGGCTAGGAACTTCTTCTTAGTAAATTCGAACTCAGCATCGAGACGCTTCTTGAGTCCGGTTTGCTGTTCGCGGTAGATTCCTTCTTGGCGCTGCGCTTCTTGGTTAGCATCTTTCTGCACGTCAACTTTCTTCTGCTTGCCTTCGATGGCGTCGGCGTTGGCATACTCCTGCTGAAGGGCTTGCGCGAGATGCAGTTCTTGCTGAAGCGCTTCAACACGGTCTTTGTGGCCCGTCTCCTTGCCTGCAAGAGCCTGTTCTTTGCTCAGCGCTGCGGTGACATCGGCAAGGTGCTGCGTAGCGGCTGACGCCACTTCAGCTTTGCTGCCTGTCGAGAGAAGCAACTCAAAGCTGGTGTTCCATTTGTCTAGGTCTTCTTTGACCTGCTTTGCAGCACTGTTGAACTGACCGCCGAACCAGAAACTGGTCTCGGCTTTTTCAGCGCCTTCGAATACCTTGTCGCCGAGCTTCGCGAGATTCTCGAACTCCGCAGCCAGATGCTCTAGCGTCACGGCGTCGAGCAGTTTCATCTCGTCGATGAGCGCTTTTGCGTGATTCTTTGTGAGGTTGTCGAACTCCACATCTAGTTCGAGCAGTTTCGTCTTCGTGGCTGTCGTGCTCTTCTGAATTGCTCCATCGACGGATGCAGATGCGGTGGACAACTCTTGAAGCGCTTCTCTGTGTTTCTCGATGAGTTTTGAGACGATTGCGATTGCCGCTACAACGCCGATGATAGGAAGCATCGTAGCGAACGCAACACCGATGCCAGGAATTTCCGCGAGTAGCGTTCGCAGCTCTCGTGGAAGATGAATGCCCAGCTCTTCGCCGACTAACATCATGGAACCACGAGCTTCGCGCATGGAAAAATCCATCGCGTCGCCAGCTTCGTTGGCCTTCTTGCCAAAATCCTCAAGGCTGTTTCCAGCCCTTCCTAAATCAGCGGTGAAGGTCGCCGTGTTCGCGACTAAATCAACGGTTAGTGTCCCTACGACTGGCATCGTGCTCTACTCCTTCGGCTTCAGGGTCGGCCAGCAACTGTCGAACAACTCTTCGGCGTCCTGTCGTCCTTGCGATTTCAAAGATGCGATAGTCCTGCTTCTTATAACGTTCAGCTTGTCTTTCGGTGTGTCGCTCGGTAGCTGCCCGACTACCTGCTTAATGAGGGCCTTAATCTTCCTGGTCTCTTCTTTTGCAGCCGTGTCCTTCTCTTCTCTGATGAAGTCAAACGCACTCAGCATCGGTGTATCAGCGCCTGCGCGGTTGACGTTGTATACTGCGCTACAAATCATTCCCGCTGCGAAGCGGTCGTACTTGAAGTGAATGTTCCGACGCTTGCATAAAGCGTTGAACATGCTCGGCGTCAGCTCTTCAAATTCTTCCCAACTCAACGACAAGTCATAGCGAGCGACCGCCCACAATTCTTGCCATGTTTCTACTGGCGGCTCTATGTGCTCTGAGTCGCCGTCTGTTCGTTTGGGACGGCAGTTGCACCGTCTTCTTTCTGCTTCTTGAACGCTTCGACGACGCCCGGAAACGTGATGCAGAATAGGGCATCGCTCAAAGGCAGTTGCGCTTGCGGGTTAAGGTTCTCAAGCACGTCATCGAGCGTCACGTCGGGGTTGTAGCGACGCAGACAGCAGTGAATGATTTGCGGGAACTCTTTACCGCTAGAAATGTCTTTCCAGTTTTCGATTTTCTTCAGGTCGCGATTCGTGGCGTCTTCGATTGCTGCCAGCGCTCGATAGTCAAGGCACAGCTTCCACGTCTTTGTGGTCGGGTTGCCTGCGGCGTCTTCGCCGTTGATGACGATGCTAAAAGTCGGGGTCACTGCCGATTGAACGGTAGTTTCTCTGGACATAATTTCCTCAGTGTTCACTTACTGTTATTCGCCTTGCGGTCTTAACTTGCAGCGGAGAGCATGCTGGGAGACACACTCTCCGCGAGTTCACAGGCGGGTCGCCTGCTGTAATCTTGTTCGGGCGTTCTTATCCGTTGCTGGCGGTTACGACGCCAGTAATCTTGATCTTGATGTCCACAACAGCTTCTTTGTCCAAAGGAATGCTGCGCGTGATGGACTCGACGATGCCGCTGAAGGTCACGCTGCCGAGAGATAGCGGATAAACCACTTCAAACGGAACAGCCGCGCCCGAATTGCGGAGCGCTTCGAGAGCAATCAAGGACGCATCGCCCGGTTGCAGAAGGGCTTTCACGTCAACGGTGCCAGGTTCGGTCGTCCCCGAAATGTAGGTATCGACGCCTGACGTGGTCAGCATGTTTGTGGTCTTGATGGTGCTCGTCTTATCGCCCGAAAATGCGACGCTAGTGACGCCTAAGAGATTCGTGAAAGAGGCGGGCGACAGAACAGAGGCAAACTCGACCTGTGTTCCTAGTCCGATAAAAGGTACGCTCATGGTGTGCTCTTTTCTGCCCCGAAGGGCGTGCTGCAAAGTTGACTTTCTCTATTCGCCGTTAAAGGCAGAAATCGCGGGATTCCCCGTCTCTCTATCCGCGAGCTGTGACGGCCAGCCAGAACTCACGCGGCAGGGAAGTGCTAGGGACTAGCGGAAACGCGCTTCGACCGAATGACGGCGGGCAGGTACTGTCTCCGTGGCCGCGAGCTACAGCGAGTTGGCCGCAATCGCAACTGTCAAGCTGGCCTGCGTCGGCAGCGTCCTTCTGAAACCAGAAGTCTTCGCCTTTGCTGATTGCTTGAAACGGGTGTTGTCCCCACCACGAGCGCGTGTACATCTGAGACGTTCCTACCGCGTAAGGAGGGTGACCGCCGTACTGGTAGCGGTAGCAGCGCTGGTCAGACGTGTCGTAGAAAAGAAGGTTGTGGAATCCGGTTACTGACTTACCAGCCGCTTGTAGGCGCTCCAACTGAACCGCAACGCGGTCTGCACTCGACCAATCGTCTTCATCACCGTTGACGATGATGTCGCCAACCGTGTGCGCCGCTCCAAGGTTCCGCAGCGCTCCGATAGACATTCGCTCGCAGCGCAGATATTTGACGCGCTCGTCCTGCGGCAACAGGTGTTCTATCGGCTGCGTGCTGTTGTCGAGCACGAGAACATCGAGTCGCCCTGTATAGGTCTGATTGAGGAAGCAACTGAGCGCGACGCGGAAGAACCGAGCGCCAGCGCCAACGGGCATGACTACGCTTACCGAAGGAAGAGCCATCGGTATAGCCGTAGAATGTGACGGCGGTTAAACGGGTCTGTTGGTGAGTTGGCGGTTTAGGCTATTTTTGCTTCTCTTCCATGTCGGCAAGCCGCGCAAGCGCTTCGGTCGCGAACACGCTCAGGCATCTGTCTTGGCAGGATTCCCACGCTCTCGACAGCCAGTGCTGCGCGGCCTGAAACCGCGTGCCGAACTCTTGCAGCGAGCCGTAGTGAGACTGAGCGCCCTTCAGCGGACCAATTTGCACCTTCAAAGTAGTTCCGTCGTCATCGCCTTCGAAACGCGTCTGATAGCCGATGAGATGCGACAATCTCTCCGTCGCGCCGACAGGCGCTGACGCTTCCGCTGCGTCAACGACGACTTGTGCAGCTGGTGCGGCGCAGTTCACTAGATAGCGCTTCGCTGTGCGAACGCTTTCGTGTGTGAGCATCTCCGACAGCTCCGACAAGCCCTTGATGACGATAGGCACTCTTATTCCGCCGTTCCCGTCACCTTGCCCGACGCAAGAATGAATTGGTCGAACTCTGCCTTCAGTTGCGCGACCAGAGCTGGAACTGAAACTACCGAGCCAGTCCACGAGCTATCGGTAGAAACGAACGAACCGTCAGGGTTAACGCAGATATCAAGGTCGTCCATGTTTGGAACAAACGGCGTGCCTGTCCCGCGCTTAATCGTGGCATAGAGCGCACCTGTTGTGAAGTCCATGCGGACGCAAGAAACGAAGAGCGTGTCGGTAGTGACCGTAGTCGTCGCTCCACCCATCGTCGATACGATGCCTGTTATGAATGCTGTGTCGAGCTTAATCATGGTGCTCCTTTGGACTTCGTAGTGCGGCAGTTTGTAGTTCAAGTTAGACCGCTGTCAATGTCGCCGCTTTCCATGTAGCAGCTCCCGCTGCGCCGCCAGATGTGCAGACATAAATCTTTCCCGAGTCCCACGCGATCTGTCCCGTTTGTCCAGCGGTCGCCGCCGATGTTGGCGATGTTGTAGTTGAAAGGACGATATAGCCTGCATGAACAGCGTTGCCCTTGTTGTCAACCGAGAACATTGGCGTCGTGCCAGCAGCGCCTGCGTAGCAGTCGATCAGCTTGTGAACTACCCCCGAAGGTGCTGCCGTTTCTACAGGTGCGATGCGAAGCGCTGCGTATGTTCCGGGCGTTTGGGTTATAGTGCCGGAATCTGCCGCCGCCGTGTGCGTCGTCCAGCCGGAGCCTGTGATGACTACAGTAGTCGCCGCTGTTGATGCAATTACCCACGTGCCGTTTAGCTGAGTGTTAGTGCCACCAGTAAGGCCACTGACAACAATCGTCGCGCCGACCGTGTAGTTTGTTCCGGTCGTGACGGTCAGAGTAGCCGCTGTCGCTGAAGTAATAGTGCAAGACGTTATAGTCTGGGTTACAAGCACGGCGGTGCTGTTGATGCCAGGAGCGATTGATACGGCGGCGAAATTGTTCGAGCCAGCGGACGGTATCCACTGCAAGTTGCCGTAGCCTGTTCCCGCCCCCGTGCCGAACGCAATACCTGTGGAGTTCCCGCCATGTTGATTAAATGCGCTGGCATTCATGTTTCCCAGCGTCATTGAAGGGACGCTGCTGCCATTGACATTGCCGCACATCGTAATGGTGCCTGCTGCAAGACCGCCGCTGTAGTAACCGACCGCCATCAAGACGCCGCTGGCGCCATTGGGCGCTATACAGATTGACGACACGCCTGCGGAAGTCTGTATATCTAAAACTCCAGACGATGCTAGATAACCGCCGCCAGCTGCGGATTGCGACAAACCGACTCCTGTGCTTGCCCCGGTAAATTGGAGGGCTGGCTTGCCCGCTGCTCCCGCGGGCAACATTACCGTCGCTTGGCCGCTTGAACCGCTGTGCGTGATGTTGAGAACACTAGCGGCGTTGGTGCCAGCGGCTAGCGATGTTCCGATTGTCCACGTGTCGGTTGCCGAAGCAGAGCCTGTGTAATACTGAGCCGCTAATTCGAGCAGCGGGCTTGCGTTGATAGTGCTGCCTGTTGCCGCTGTCGTGTTTGCCCACAGCCACGCAACCGCAGCCGTTTGATTGAATGTCGTCGTGAATGCGGCGTTCGATATCGCCATGTTTCCGGTCGCGTTTCCTTCTACATTCCATGCTGGGCTTCCTGAAAGCATTGCGTAAGTGATACCGCCCACCGTGCCAGTAAAAGTTGGGGATGCTATCGGCGCGAGTAGTGTTTCAGCAGCGAGTGCTCTTGCCTTTTCGACACCTACCGCCGCATCAGCGTATGCCGTCGTCGCCAGTTTCAGAGAATTGTCGAGAGCTGCTTGTGTGGTCGCGGTCGTTCCAGCCGGAAGAGCAACAGCAGCCGCAAGGTTAGTCGCAGTCGCAGCATTGCCTGTGCAGCTCGCCGAAGAACCGCTCGTATTCGCAGCGTTGTTCGGAATGTCACCGCTCAGCAACGTAGGAAGCTGAGCGTGTGGAAGTGTTCCAGTAGTTATGTCAGAAGCTGACACGATGACGTTTGCCGATAGAGCATGGCCGTTTACTGTAGTCGTTTTCAGCGCGAGAAGACCTTCGGCGGTTTCGGCGCGTGAAGTCTCGACCGCAATCGCAGTGTTTCGGTTTGTGACTTCGGTCGCCACAGCCGCAGCCGCTGCGCCTGACGCATCGGCTCCTACCATCGCGGCAGTAATACCGCTCACCGTTCCAGTAAAAGTCGGTGACGCTTTCGGAGCGAGAAGACCCTCAGCGGTTTCGGCGCGGGATGTTTCGGCAGCGACTGCGGACGTTGCAAAAGACTGAGCAGTAGAGAGCGCTGATGCAGCCAAGCCAGAAGCATCATAGGGCAAAGCGGGAATGTCAGCAGCAACGAGCGAGCGCAGCGCAGATGCTGCGGACGAGCCGTCAGCAGGTGTCGCGACAATCTTGTTGCCGCTGCCAGTCGGCAGCGTAGTGCTGCTACCGCCGCCAACCTGCTGAATAGGCGTGCTAGGGCCTTTACCGACATAAATTAGATTCGTGTCGGTCGTGATGATGAGTTCGCCGTTGGTAGCGTAAGTTGGCAGGCTTGCCTGCGGCATCCGACGCGGTAAGATTTTGAAAAGTTCGCTCACATTATCCTCTTTGTTCCGCCACCACGGCGGGAGTAACGTTCTAGCTTGTGCCGCCGTCAACCTGTGCTTCTGTGACTTCGCTGTTATCGTTTTCCGTACCAGTGCCGCCGTCCAAAGTGGCGTAGGGGTTGCTCGGCGAACTTACTGGCAGGCTCGTGTCGTAGTAGTGCATCCGAACTTCGAGTAGCGCTCTGTAAACGAATCCTTTTGCGCCAGTCTCGAACGGCATGTCCCAGTCTTTTTCAACGACGCAACCAATGACCTGTGTCGCGTCGGCGTCAGGCATATTTCCTGAGTAATTTTCCAGCAGCAGTCGCACTGCTCGCGAAGTTGCGCGAGCGTCGTAGTAGTTGCTGGCGTAGGCATCCACTTGAATCAGTGCATCGCGCAGGCCGCTCGCGCCGTTAAGCGAATAGGTGTCGCCAGTCGCAACGATGCTAAGCACGATGCTCGGCACGCTGGTGCCTTTCGTTTGCAGTATCCAGTAGACACGGCCATTCACCAGAGCATTGACGCCTGAGTCCTGCGATATTAGCTCGTAGATTCCTTTTTCGAACAAAATGCACCTTCTAATGAGACCGTGAAGTGTTACGCGTTCAAACCGTCGTTCTCTATCCATGCCCAGATTTCAATTTGTACTTGCTGGCCGTCTATGTCGCTGACGCTCTCGATGTTGTACGTCTGGCCGTGATAAAGAATTGTCATATCCGAAGTTGGCACGAACTGCTTCGAATAGCGCATGGTGATTTTGAAACTCGACGCCGCATTGCGTTGCTGCGTTTTGTCGTCTTCCCGCCCGCGCCACATCGCAATGTTCGCGTGAGCAGTCCACACGGTCGTAGGCGGGTTTAGAGTGCCGTCATTCTCAGCGCCGACAGCCTTTTGAAATGTGATGAGGCAGTTCAGTTCGCTCGCGGTCTTGTATCGAACGCCAGTTGATATTCTTTTCGTGAACATGGTTTACCTTGGAATCCTGAAGCTGCGATAGCTCGAAAGCAGAGAACAGAGCGTCATGTATATTTCTGAAGTTGGTTCGACGGTGGCGATAGATCGGTTCTCGTAGAAGTGCGCTGCGAGAAACATCACAGCCAGCTTCAGTTGCGAAGGCACCGTGTCGGACGTGGCGCCATAGCCAGCCGTGTACGTTATTTGAATGCAATCTTGGCGTCGGTCGGTTAGCGGCCACGTGCAGCCGACGTTCAGAGTGATTTTGTTGTAGTTCACCGTGTAGGTGGACGGGTCGAGTGTCTGCAACGCACCCGTCGTGTCGTTGTACGTTATGACAGGCGCGACGAGCGGCGAAAGGCTCGATTGAACAGGACGCCTCACTATTTCGATTGAGTCTTGTGTTTGGAAACCGAACCACCACCAAGGCGTCTGGTTAAAAAGTCCAAGCTCGTAGTTGTACAACTGGCGCGGGTCAGCCTGACCGGGAAAGAAATCAAAGGTCAAAACCATAGTCTCGGTAATCATCGCCGTCGCAGCGAGCTGCTCTACTTGGTCGCTGGCCGCGTCGATGAAGGTCTGAAGCAACGTGTAATCCGAATTGGGCACGAGCGGCGACAAGCTGGTGTACTGCTCTGGCAAGTCGAAGCGCCCGAACGACGCAAGGTCAGCGGGAAGCACAACAGGATTAGAGCGCGGCGTGATTATCTGCTCGTACATGGGTTACTTCCTTCTTTTCAAAAGTTCAATGCGCTTTTGCATGATGTCTAGCTGCACATCGTTGAGTGACGCAGTCGGGCCTGCTGCGGTCGGCTCTGACACCGTGATGCCGTGCTCTGTGCAGAGGCGAACCAGTTTCGCTTTTGCTTCAGGCTTCGACGCGGCGGGAATCTTTTCCTCTTGGTCGAAACGCGATAGCGCGTCGCGCAGGTGCGACTGCGTCTTTTCTTCGGTAGAGAATTTCCACGGCAGCGCCCACGTCGAAGTGTCATGCGGGTTGCCGCACCAGACGAAGTCTTCGGAAGTCAGATTTTCGCCATCGACTTCCTTGGTCTTGACCTGAAATTCAACGGGAGTGTTCTTGAACACGGACAGGTCGAACGAGTTCGTGACTTTCGCCTTGTCCTTGCTGACCGAAGTCGCGAAGCCTTGTGCAACGGCTTCTTCGGGACTCATCCACGTTTCAGCTTCCATCAGCGTTAGCACCGCATCTTTCGACATGCCAGTCTTTGCGACGTAGATGTCAGCAGCGCTGGCGGAAACGGCATCGAGAGTGTCGGCCATCTTCCGCATATCGTTTGAGTAGCCAGCAGATATCGCCATAGCGCGGTGAATCATTAGCTGTGTGCCGAGTTGCATCGTCACTTTGTCGCCAGCCATCGCGATGAGCGACGCGGCTGATGCAGCTAGACCGACAATGTTGACGGTCACAGGCTTGCCACACGCTTTGAGCGTGTTGTAGATCGCAACGCCGTCAAACAAGCTGCCGCCCGGCGAATTGATGCTGACGTTCACGCTGGAAAAATCTCCAGCGGCCTTGATGGCGTCGGACACGGCAGATGCAGTGATGCCGCTCTCGAACATGCTCTCGCCGATAGCGTCGAAAATGTCGAGCGCCAATACGTCAGCGGTCTTAACTGCCATGAAGAACTTGGTGTCTTTGGTAGTCATGTTGGTCCCTTCTTATTTCCACTTAATATCTAGGTCGCCATTGCTCCACGACACGTCGCCAACTTTCGCTGTCGTACCGTCAGGATTGGCTACCCACAGTTGGTTGTGGCTCAGTTCGTAATTCGGTATTCCAAACTGCTTTGCGATGGCAATGTCAGCGTCCGACGGCTTCGGGTCAGTTCCGTTGGGATGCGAATGAACTATCGTTTTGTCGCCGGGGTGAACCGTGACAGAACTCTTAGCGCTGTCGTGGCTCGACTGAATATTTCTAGGTTGCCCAGCTCCATCTACTGTGAAGCTGTGCTCGATTTTGTCGGTGCCGTGATATGACGGCGATGCTTCCGCATAGAGCTTAGTCAACTGGTCGTGAACGGCTGCGGTCTTTAGAAGCTCGTGAGCGCCGCCGCTGCCACCAGTCGCAAACCGACCGCTAGAGTCTCGGTTGGCATCTGCGTTCGTAATCAGCGCTATGAGAGCAGACTTTGCTGTATCGGCGGTAATCGCTCCGCTCTTTCTATCGCAGAGATAAACGGTTGCATTCTCGACGCTGATGTTGAGAACGTCTGACACGAACTCGGGATCCAGTTTGCCGCCCTTCGACTCTTTGCGAAGCACGCGCTCTGCGAGCGAGTTTGCAATCGCGGCGAGACGTGCTGTTGCTGCTGACGGCTTCTCGGAAACCGCTGGCGCTGGCTTTGCAGCCGCGTCGTCGGCGTCAGTCTCTTTACCGGGAAGGTCTTGGCCCGGAATGTAAATCTCCTGCGTGTCGGGATTGAACACGGCAGAGTTCGCAGGCAACTGGAAGTAGTCGAGACCGTCAACGGTGTCCATGTCTTCTTGGATACGCACTTCGTTTCCGCAAATCTGACCGCTCTCCAATTGGATTTTGTAGGTCTCTGCTCGCTCACGCAGTGAACCGCGTAGGATAATGTTGGCGTCGTGCTTGGCGTAGAGCGTGGCACGGTCTTTCTGTGGAATCAGATCGCGCATGATTGTCTGCTCGAACGAAACGCAGAACGGAAGCAGCGAAGTGTTGTAATACTCGTCGAGAAATGCAGAGCTAGATGCGTAGGTAGAGTTCTGTGCGCCCATGCCGAGCTTCACGAGCAGCGGTGCGCCGCCGAGCAAGCGAATAACTTCTTCGGCATTCCACTTTCTCGATTCGAGCAACTGCGACTCGGCTGCGTTGAATGACATCTTTTCCCACTTCAAACCGCCGGGGAGAATGGAGAACTTGGCCGCGTTCTGCGAACCTGAAAAATCTTTCTTGAGTCTGTCAACGGTGTTCTGTGCTTCAACTTCAGTGATGCTCGACTCGGGCGGTGCGGAGAGAAAACCGCTCATGCCGAGACCGTTCGCGAACTGTCGTCCCGCTGTTTCTTCCGCAGCCATCAAGACGCTGAGCGCTTCCTTGGCGAGCACGGTGATTGCGGTTCCCTCAATGCCCATACCTTCAAGGTTCACGCTCGTCGTGTGCCAGATATCAGCCTGCTCGAAGCGTCGTATGTTGCCAGCGCCGTCGGTGTAGCGCCAAAAGAGAACGGGCGTTCCCGGCACTTCTCTGTCCCACTGCTGCACCATGTTCCATGCGTTGACAGGCCAGAGCGAGATAATGTCGCCCTTTCTATTCCGTATGATTTGGCAGAAGGCATTGCCAGCCATGATGAGTTGCGATGCAAGGAACCAGCGCATCTGGTACGAAGTCTGCAAAGCGTTCGGACAATCTTTCAGAAGCGTGTAGAGCGGGTTGGTAATGGCGGACTGTGTTCGAACACGGCCTTTTACTTCGGTGCGCGAGCGCAACACCAACGGCATTTTGGCAATGTCGGCGCTGAGCATCTTCACGCCTGCGAGAAAAGACGCAACACGAATGGCCGTCTCGCGAGTTACCACCTTGCCCGATGCTGTAGGGAAACCCATCAGGCCGCGAACAAAATCGGCGGATGGAGCGGCGAGCGTCGAAGTGCCGCCATCGTTCTTGATAGCTGCCCACGCATTGCGAAGGCCAGTTAGGTTGAAACCCATGTTATTACCGTCCTATATACCCGCTGATATCCCTAGAATCTGTGACAGGTCTTTTTCACTTCGACGTTACTGACCAGAAAGCCTGTTTCTTCTTCTGATTTGCAGGGTCAGTCGCTCGCGCCAGCGCCATAATCATCGCGGCTGGCCCGTCAATCTTTTCTCGCTTAGAGTCGCGGTCAGGCTTGATGAACTTCGTGCTGGATTGCGTGTTCCACCTAAGATTGCTCACCTGCCAGCGCATGACAGGGTCTGCGTCGTGTGCGAACTCGTTTCGCAGAATCTTTCTCATCCACTCCTGGCACGGCCCGTTCATCTTGACGTGACTCTGCGGATAGGAAACGAACTTCTGCATCGGAAAGCCCGCTTCGCCGAGCATCCTGATTAGTTCCGACGACCACGCATCGTCGTAAGCTAGCTCAACAAGGTCGAACGTCTTGTTAATCGTGATGATTGCGTCCGAAATAAAACGAACGTCGGTCAGATTGCCTTCGGTAGTGGTAATGAATCCGTCTTCAGACCAACGGTCGTAAGGCACGCGGTCTTTCTTCACGCGACCCTCAATGTTGTCCTGCGGGCACCAGAACCACGGAATCACCCGCCACTTCTCGCCGTCTTTGTCGGGCGGGAACAGAAGGACGAGCGATGATGTATCTAGCTTTGGCGCCAAATCGACGCCTGCAAAACAGCGACGGCCTTTCAGTGCAGCGATGGACTCGCGTCGAAGGCGTACAGGGTCGGGGTGCGCTCCTAGGTCTTCACGACAACACTCGTCCCATTTGCTCAGCTCAATTGCTGGGTTCTCCGCTTCGCTCGACCACATGTTCAGACAGAATCGTTTGAACTCGCCTAACGCAGTCGGCTTTCCTTGTGCCTCGCTAAATTCCTTCTTACTTGTGTTGATATCGAGCAGAACCCCGAGCGAAGGGTTTGGTTTTATCCAGTTGTTCGAATCCTTCCAATCATCTTTGTCGTCCATCGAAAAGATGAACGGACAGAACTCGTCGTCGATGACGTGCCCGTCCAGAACTTTTGTGCCGTACTCGCGCTCAGCCCAACATAGCGATGTTCCGCCCGCTGACGAGCCAGCAGTCGTGATTTCAAACATCAGCGGCTGTTTACGCGTTCTGCCGCCGTAGCGAAGGACGGAGTAGATGTTGCTGCCTAACTTCCAGCGGTGTAGCTCATCCAAGCACGCGAATGAAACGACCGCGCCGTCTTCGCTGTCACCGTCTCTCGACATTGCGCTGAGCCGAGAGCCTGTCGCGGGTAAGTGCAGCGCGTGAACAGGCTCGTTACCAGATTGCTCGATTGCAGCCTTGAGTTCTGGGTGACGATTTCGCATCGCCACTGCTTCTTTGAAACAAATTCCAGCCTGTTTCCTTGTCGTCGCAGCAATAAAACACCGCGCCGACCGTTCGCCATCGGCAATCAGGTGATAGAGACAGAGCGCGGCGACGAATGCTGTCTTGCCGTTCTTTTTTGCGACTTCTAGGTATGCTCGACGGAACCTGCGCGAGCCGTCTGCTATTCGCTTCCATCCGTAGAGAATGAAAAGTACGGCGTGCTGCCACGCCATAAGCACCATCGGTGTGTCTTGGTTCGGTGGAGTGCAGAAGGTCTCGATAAACTGCGCGACGTACTCGCCAGCGCTGGCGTCAAAATACAAGCCACGCTCTGCCCCTGTTTTGAGGTCGGAGACGTGGCGCAGTATTGTCTTTTTCATCCACGAGCCAACGACCTGCGTGCCGTCGAGAACGTCGTCGATGTATTGCTGTGCCTTGCTCAACAAGTCTCCAACCCCCTCAAAAGGTTGCTCAGGGAAAGTGTTTGAGGCACCTTCCCCAAGACTGAGCGCAGGAGCAACCCCGCGCTGTAAGCGTGTGGAGCGGGCGCGTCGGTTAACGTCGCCCGCCTCAGACTTAGCCGTTGATGGTCATCACCTGCGTGGCTTCCGTGAGGATGCAGCGCTGGTCGGCACGTTTGTAGCCCAGAATCGCGGTCTGGCCGTTGGCGGCGAGAACCTGATCCAGAACCTTCACGCGAATACCAGAGCCGCCACGATCACCGATTACCCATCCGGCAGAGAAATCACCGAAGATGAGTGCGCCGCTGACGGAGGGCGAAGCAGAGTAGACGGGCATCTCGGACGAGAACGCGACCGGGAAGCCGAGCAGCGTGCATTTGCCGCTGGCGTCGTACTGGATATAGTTCTGGAACTGCGAGCTGGCAATCTGGGCCTTGTACAGCGCGATGATGGTCTGGCGGTTAGCCAAGAACTTCGCGTTCGCGTAGTACGCTTGACGCAGAGCGCCCGTCAGAGTCAGAACGTTGTTGATGGTCAGCGCAGCGGTAGACTGAGCGATGCCACCTTCGAGATAGCCGAGCGGCGAAGAGGCACCGTTCGTACCACCCACAACGAACTGCACTTCTTCCAGAGTGACAATCATGCGGTTGAGTTCAGCCGACACGAAGTCTTGCAGCGCTTTCACGTCCTGCAACAGTTCCCACGACACGTTGATTTGGTCGCCATACTGATAAGCACCCAGAGTGGTGTTAGCGAACGTCGGAACGTTCGTCGCGAATGCGTTAGTTCCCGAGTTGGTTGACTCGGCTTTCGCTGCGGCGACGCCACGGCTCGCTTGGTACGGGAACACGATGTTCATTTCGGTGGTCATGACGCGAGACAAAGAACGAGCGCTCGCTTCAATCAACGCCAAGTTAGGGATGGACGGGTCGGTCTGAGCCGGAACGAGATAGCTACCGTCAGCGGCAGTTCCACCTTCCGCCAATGCGGCGTTGGTGAAGTTGCGCGTCGCGAGTGCGTTCCAGAACGCTTTCTCATACGCAGCGGACAGAACCTTCTTGCCATTCTTGCTGGCGGTCGGTACGAACGCTTCGCTGGTCGGCGCAGCAACTTCTTTCTTGCCTTTCTCGATTTCGGCCAAGCGAACCAGAGTCTGGTTGATGGAGTTGATTTCTGCGGTGTGATTTGTGTACTGCTCTTCCTGAGCAGCGGTGAGTTTCACGCTGGCATCCATCGCAGCCTTGAGCATCAGCTCTTGCGCGGCGATGAGTTCAGCTTTCTTGGTATTCAGAATCTTCGAGTCCATTGCGGTTTTCCTTGGAACGATGTCACCCGTAGTGCGTCGATGGACGCTGGAAAGGTGCGTGGCCGATTGCCGCCGCTCGAAGGAGTAGGACGACGCAAGGCTTCGCAGACTTTCCTGTTGCTGTGACGGCCACTGGAAACGTGGAAGGAAAATTAAGAGAGACTAAGTCAGTGATGGCAAAAGGAGTTACTTCACATCGGACGAGTTACTGTCGAACGTCAGTTCGGAAGATTTCTAAGAAGATTTTCTTTTTCCGGATTTTTCGAGCGCTGATTGGTGCGGTGGTAGAATTGCCACCGTCCAAACTGAGGTGCTCCAGAATGTGGTCGGATATAACGATTGTCGCGGCGATTGCGCTCTGCCAACTTTTTGTTACCGTCTACGCGGTCTGGGTGTCTGTGACTGACCACAAATTAAAAATCGCCTTCATCATAGGGGTAGTTGGCGCTATCGGCGTAGTTCTGACGGTGTATGCGGCAATTCGCGCCGGAAGTACGCAGAAGTCGCTTCAAGCGCAGCTCGACAGGATTCAGCACAACACGGAGCAGCCGCAGCCACCGCCAGTCGTAAATTTTAACCCCCAGATAACCGTTCCGCCGACGCCTTCTCCGAAACAGCATACTCACGTTGAGTACGAGCCTCAGGTCGTCACCGCAGGGCATGGATTCCCTGACCTGACAATGCACCTGCAACCACAATTAGCTCCGACTGTGGTGTTCGCGTTTCGCAATTCTGGTGATTTTACGGTACAGCGCCCGTCCGATGCGGGCCTTGTCTTGCTAGTTCCTAACGAGAGAGCGAACTCTGTGTTCAAAGACCACCAGAAACAATTGAGGTTCTACGGGCCCGGCGGTTCATTGACCGCGCACTCCGTGACAGGTGGATACCACACGGGTCAAGGTGTGCCGCTAACTGCGGACGATGTTGTGAAAATAAAAGCAGGCATACTGGCACTTTGTGGAATCGGCGCAATTAGGTGGTCGGATTCCACTGGAAAATACGAAACGCGTTTCGCTCAGTGCCTTCAAAGCGAACCAGACCACACCGGGTTGAACTGGCACATCATGCAAGAAGACAACGAAGAATACAGACTCAACTGACCCCGCTTCTAGTTCGGCAGCGATGCGTCTAAAGGTTCCGTGGAGCGTTGATCTGCCGTCTCTCGTGGGCGGCTCTTGTTGAGGAAATCCGATAACGAAGACTTCGGTGCGGCTGGCACTGAAACCTTGCTGCGCGACGCAGGCGTCAAGCCGAACTGCGCGTACAGCGTAATCATCTGACCACGGTCGGCAGCGAGAATAAGGCCACCCCTTTCGCGCAGCTTCAGCAGCACGAGAGTCTCGAAGGCGTGGCGGTCAGATTTCTTCGCGACTCCCGGTAGCAAATCTCGCTTCAATTCCTTCCACAGTTCTGCTTCGGCTTCTTCGAAGTGCTTAGGTGGTCCGCCGAGCGGCCTTCCGCCGTCAGGTTCGTTAGGTCTTTTTCGACTTGGGTTCGCGATGAAACTTCCACGTGCATCTAGGATTGCGGTTGGCGTCCGATTTCTGCCCATCTTGTTGGCTCCTGAACTTGTAACACCTGTGAAACACAAACATGAATATCGACTTTGTGTGTAAAAACCGTGGCGGACGGCCTTCTACAAAAACGCCCTTGGAGATTCTGGTAGGCACGGGGTGCTGATTGAGGCACGCAGGTACTCCGCCACCACGGGGTGCTATTCCTGCTCACGAGTCCACGTCTCGCTTCGCATGCACAAATAGGAGTGGCTTTGCGCTCACGATGTCGGTTGTGGTTTCGTCACTCGGTTTCAGCGTCTCAACTGCTCGCTGAAATCCGTTGCGACGCGCTGCTGCGAGCTTGGCATCAGAGCGCGACTGACCACCTTTGCGGCCAGCGTCTACAGGATTCGTCGGCATAAGGCACCTACAATACTCGGCTTCCTGTGACGGCTTCGTGCTTGGCGTTTCGTGCTTCGTGCTTCGACTGGTACTTGTGGAAACAGCGGCACTGGCGAGCGCTCAGGCTGGCGCGTTGGCATGTGAACTCAGTCAGATAGGCGGGAATTACAACCACGCTGCCGTAGCGCGGCCAATCGTTAGGGTGCAGGTGTTCTGGTTGTTATGTGTGCGGTTGTTGTTGTCTTGCATTGCTCTACCGTTTTTGGGGTTTCGTAGTGCTCTATCGCCAGTTCACTTTGCGGACGCGGCTTTAATCTTGACTAGTAACTCTGCATCGCCGAGATGCGAGTCGGTGCCCATGACGGAATCTAGGTATCGAAACATCGCGACCTGCCCCTTGTCATTGAGGTCGCCGTTTGCATCGAAGCAATCGTCGGGTGCCTGTGCGATGAAGGTTTGTGCGAACGTTTCTGGATCAATAAATCCGACCTTCTTCTTAGCCGTCATTTCCCCTCCTTAGCGCCGCCTGCTTCATCGTCTTTGGATTTTACGATTCCCTTTGCCACTACATTGCGGCGCAGCCACTCGCGCACCGTTTGCTCTGCGTTCTCAAGGGCAGCGTCGAAGTTTTCCCAGCCCAGTTCGGTTTTATGCATCTTGTTGAAGGTGCCAATCGTTTTCTGTAGTTGTTCGATGACGCGCAAGGTGCTGTCTTCGAATGAATGGTCGGCTTGCTCTGAAGTTGTCATGCGTTGCCCGCTGCCGCTGTCGCGGCTTTCAGATTATGACGCCTAGCAAATTCCTTCTGAACGATGCGAGACATCTTTGCGCGGTCTGCCGCGTGCCGCTCTGGAACAGCAGTATTCGTAGCTTGAATGAGCAACTCTAAAGCGCCGTCGCTGAGCGTTATAACGATCTGTTCAGCTTCTTCGTCGGTTCGTGCCGTTACTAAAGACATCGCTTGAGCCTGTCGCTCTTCGGTCTCTGGTGGCGTAGGCGTCTCACGCACAGCCGCAACAAGTTCTTCGTGTGTAAGCGGTGACCACGGCATAGGCATCGCTTCTAGGTTCATCCGTACTTTTTCGAAGGCAGATACTTCCATTAGAGCGATAACTTCGGCACCGCCAGCAATTCTCTGCTCGAAATCAGACGTTCCATTTTGCACATCTGTGAAGCCGACAAGACAGAACTCCTTTGTTGTCGAGTTGTGTAATAACGCGACAGACTTTTGAGATACCAGCATCAGATTGAGCAGTCCCTTCGGTGAGCGAATCTCCAACCGAACGACCGCATCATTGGCCAGTTTTCTCACATGATGCGCTGCTTTTTGCGCGTCAGTTGGTTCCGGTTTAGATGCCTTGCTTCTCAGGTAATCCATGTGACGCGCTTTTCTGTCTGCTTCGTATTTGCTGCGTCGGCTCATGCTTTGCTCGCTTTCGTTTTGGTCACCTTCACCACATCCAGCCAAGATGATTCGTCGGCATCTCCGCTTTTCGGGCCGATAGCCAACCCAGCGAACCGACCATCGTGAGTCTTGTGATATTTGACAGTGTAGGCGAGCGTGGAAGGTACTTTAGCGATTGAGTTATCAAGCCGATTTATGTTAGTTAGAGCATTGAGCATCTCGTGCAGCTTAGTCCCGGTGAGGTCTCCCAGATATTCAGTGATTGTTTCCTGTCTGCTGGCGCGGTTGTCGAGTGCAGGTTTCGCTTTTGTTGTCATGCTTGGAAGCGTACTCGGCAGGGCGCTCCGCTCCAAGTTACGTTCGGTCAGGCTGCTTGGAACTCCTGAGTTTCAGCTTCCCGGCGTCGCAACAATCCCGCCACAACCACCCCAGATGCGTGGTCCCAAAGGTCGAACTGCGACGCTGCCCCGGAATAATCACCGTGATTTAGCAATTTCAGCATGGTCGAACCTGCGAAGGCAGTGCAGCCACAATTGAATGCAAAATCGACGAGCGCGTCGAACTCGGATTGGGTTATTGAAACCATCACGAGAGCGTTCACGCGATTTACGGCGCTCTGAACATCGCGCAGCAGCAGTGCGTCTGCCTGAACGGGCGTAATCGTCAGACCTTCGAAAACATCAGGTCCAGTGTGCCCCCATCCGATTGTCCAGATTCCCCGAATGTCCTGATACGCGGTCAGCTTGCACGACTCGAAACTCTCAGTTAACGACAATCCGTTCTTGCTGTATTGCATGTTCACTTTGCGCGACCTTCCTTCTTGATCTGCTCTGCCGTCATATCCAGTGCTCGAAGTTCTTCCAGCGAAAACGGTGCGCTGCGGGTCCGCCGCTCTGGTGGTAGTTGTTTCAGCCAGCCGTCGAGTTCGGTTAGCAGCGCGGAGTCGGCGCGGTTCGTCAGCAGAATGAAATCGAGACAGCATGCAGTGTCGCAAGAGTTCAGTTGCTGAACTGTGGACATGATGCGCTCGTAGCGATGATCTGGCGGCGTCGGTGGGGCGGTCGGCGGTTGCACGCCGTAGACCTTGGGCGTCATGGTTTTTCTCTTTTCTCAGTGATTTTGTTCGCGGCATATCCGCTGAAGCCAGCCGTGACGAAAAGCGAAGGCCCGCTCAGGTCAGGCAGATGGTGCTGCGTGAAAACGATGTAGGAAATCCAAATCAATGTGGACGCGACAGTCGAACCAGCCAGCACGCGAGTTGCTGAGCCAGATCCATCTGCTTCGGAGAACGTCGATTTTAGGAATGCAATGAAGCGCTCTTTCATACTCGTCCTTTTGCGAAGCCTGCTGTTCGCGCCGTGTGTGAATCGTGACAAGGCTTGCACCAGCCGATGAGATTGGTCACATCATAGAAATCGCCGCCTTGCGCGAGCCAGATAACAGCGTCGATGACGTGGTGAACAACCTTCGCGGCTCTATGACCACATTCCTGACAGAGAATGTCGCGTCGCAAAACGAACGCTCTTGCCGTCTCCCAGCGCTTACACCGATAGAGAAGTCGGTGCTCATCATGCGCTCTGTTTTTGTCGAACTCTTTTCTGTATGCCTGCGCTAGCGTGTTGTTCGTATGTGCCGCGCAGTAGTGAGTTCCGTCCACGGCACGAGATGAACAGTCGCGGCAGATTTTCCCGGTTCCAGAACTCGGCATCAAAATATCCGCTGAGTGTGACGACTCGGTTTAGGACGAGAGCCGTTTCGCCATATTCGGTTCATCTTGTGAACGGCCTTATCGCTGCGAAGCGAGCGCAATGCGTCGGCCACATCGACGGCGGACCGTCCTGGCACCTGCGCCATAATCGACCAGAAATCAGCGGGACCTACGGAGAGCACTGCGATGATGCTGTCTTGAAGACTCATTTCAGCCGCCAGACTTTGTTGCTATGAGCGTGATTGCTTTCGCGCTCTGAGTTCTTTAGGCATCCTGTCCACTCCCAATCTCCACCACGGAAGAGCGAACCTGCTGCGTTGCCGAGCGCGTCGGCCGGGAGACCGATGCTTTCGAGATAACGAGCGCTATCGTCTGCGGTTGAAGTACGGTCAGCGCGGCACAGAGCCGCTTTCCGAACTGCGGCGCGGCACTCGTTGAGTAGTTCTTTCTTGGCATCAGCAGCTTGATTCATCCCAAATGACTTTCTATAGTCACCGTTTTGCCCGTTAAAGGCGTTTGGAGCGGCTGGTTTGATTAGCAAGGTACTCCGAGCCGCCTGAGCAGCTACCAGCTCAGCCTGCCTCATTAGCTCGATACCCTCTGCGAACGTTGGTTGTAGGCTGCTCACTGTCTTTCTCCAATTTCAATTTGCGACATGGTCTTGTTGAATCTGACGGCGTCCCGAAGCTCTTTCACTTCCTTCACAAACGCAGCGCTCAGTCGCCACGACTCTCTGACCATCATTGCTGGTACAGGAGCGCCTAACGGTGTGCCGTCGGGCATCGGGAGCGCCTGACGCACAAGATTCTCGCAGTGCTGTATCGTGATTCCGAATCGCGTAGCTTGCACGTTGAGAAAATCGCCGTAGCTCATTTCGCTTTGTTCGATGGCTCTCTCAAAGGCGGCTCTAGCATTCGTCAGCTTTGGTCTTTGCCGACGGCGCTCCATCCGTTCGCGCATCTCTGCCTGCTTCTGTTCCAGTCCTACTCTGTTTGCTCGCATTGCTCTGCTCCAGTTTTCTGTCCGCTTTGCGGACGGTTAGTTGTTATGAGTTCGGGTCGCCTGTTTCAAGCCAGCGTTTCCAGCGGCCATATTGCAGTGTGTGTAGAGGCGGACTCTGCGTCTCTTCCCAGTCTGAAATCGACTGTCCCAAATACTCAGCCTTCGTAGTACCGCGTTGGCGTAGGTATTCGGGAACGACGGTTGCCTCTAACTGAGCGAGCACCGCTCTGCGTTCTTCATCGGTCGGTTGAGCGTGCCTCATCGTTTCAGGCAGACCCGCTTTCTTGTCTGTTACAAACGCAATCCACATTTCTTTCTCGACTTTCGCTTGGTTGCGGAGTTTCAGAGGCGCAGCCTCTGAGAAAGAAGTCTGTTCCTTCAAGCTCCTGCCTTCCGGCCTGCCGTTTTCCGTAGGAAGGCAGGCAGGCTGTTGTAGTGGGACTTTGGTTGTCGCTGCGCTCTGCTCTTGCTCTGCTCTGTTGTTGCTCTGTTGTGGTTCTGAATCTGTTCTGTTCTGCTCTGCTCTGTTAGTTATCGTTTTGCTATCGCGTTCGCTATCGTTGTCTGATAGCGGATTTGATACGCCCGCTATCGTTTTGCTACCGCGATTACGATAGGCACGCTGAGCATCGGAGTCGGCGCTACCGCCTAACCGTCCGTTCTCAGCGGCAGCGCGACGAGCGCCGTCTGTGTTTTGAATCTCAAAGTCGATGCGCGACTGGCAGTAGCATCCGGCAACGTTTTTCTTGAAGAAACGGTTCAGGACGAAAGCAACGGACTCCTGCTCGTCTTTTGTGAACGCTCCAACCATCCTGAAAACTGTCGGAAGTTCTGACGGCAAAGGTCCGCCAACTTTGTAGTACGCCAACATGCAGCACAAATAAGCACCGTGTTGGGCTTGGGTTAAATCGAGCGTGTCGTTCGTGTAATCGTTCCAGTAAAACGGAAACCATAGGTCTTTATTTCGGCTCATCGCACACCCCCGACCGATTCCGGCTCGAAAAAGGCTTTCAAGAAGAGAAGCCCTGCTTTGGTGGTAGTGATGTCATCTTCTACAGTGAAGATTTCATTTTCTGAGTCTGGTGATTCCAACATCACCTTCTTGTCGGAAGTGACGATGATTTTGATTCCGCGCCCTAAGTCAAATACCTGTGCGTCACAGTTCATTTTCTTTCTCCGTTTCTGCTTCGTCTTCTTCAATCGGGAAAACAGGCCCGAAGGCGTCTTGCATTTCGTGAAGAGCACGCACCTGCGCGTTCGGTGACGTGAAGGTCTGATGATTCATCTCGCAGTCGAGCAGGTGAAGGAAGCGCTCTTTCAGTTCCTGCTCGTCGTCCATGTCGTAAATCGGGTCTGCACAGAAACCACGAAGCAGACCACCAAGCCATCGAACTTGTTCCGGCGTGAGTTCTACCTTCACAGCTCCACCCCCAGAAGTTCGTCAGCAACCTTCGCGGCATCGGCCATGTGACTCAATGTCCCATTTGTGAACCGATAGAGTTCAGCCTCTGGCCGCGTAATATTCGGCGTCTTGCTCGCCCATTTCTTGGTTATCGCGATTGCTTTGCGAATGTAGTCGTGGGGAAAATACTGCGCCCAGGAAACAATCCACGCCCGCTCAGGCTTGAAGCCGAAGGCTTGATGCCACAGCATTATTTCGTCGCGTAGGAACGGAACATCATCTCTAGTAAGACTTCTCTTTTGCATTTTCAATCTCCTTGTCGATTCGCCGATTCGGTCGGCCTTCCGTGCTACTGCTTTGTTTCCGGTTCCACGATGCGAACTTTAGTGGCGCCTGCATATTTGTAGAAATGAACGATGTGTCCATCAGGGACCGACGCGAAACTCTTCAGAGTTTTCTTAAGGTTTGCGACGACGGCGGAGTCGGCTAAAAACTCCACGAGTTCGTTCTCGGCGCTGTGCTGCGTTTTAGAGAAGGTCTTCATCGACTTTTCGTTTTCGATTGCGGTCGCTAGATTTCTTCGTAGTTCTTGGATCGGGATTGTTAACATTTTCTTGCTCCGTTGTTTCTTTGGGATTGTTAGCTGCTGTGATTGTCGATAGTGGAAAAACCGAGTTGGCGCAGCGCCGAAAGGTCATTCCACAATTGTTCGCGCCACTCTGACTCTCGCGTTGAGACTGTCAGCTCGTATGTGTCGGTCTCATCGTCAGCTCGCCATCGGGCGAATGTTAAGATGACGAACCCTCCGGTGCCTGGCTCTTGCGTCCGTTCCTCTACTAACTCCGCAATCGCGTCATTTGCTCCTTTGTCATCCAACTTGATAGCGAAAAGCTCATCTAATAAGCAGGTCAT